ATGGTTCACAAGAAATATTTATTACTAACCTCTCTGCAAAAGAAGTAACATCAAACACAGGAGTGCTTAAATAATGGCTACAACAATTTCAACAGACTCTCCTAAACTTACTGCTAATATCGCAGACCACGCAAATGTCTATGGTGGCAGAGCATTAGTATTTGATGGGGTAAGTGATTACCTTGATTGTGGTACAGAACTTGGCAATCAACTTGGTAATAATTATAGTGGTGGATTATCTGTTTCAATGTGGATAAATGTTAATTCAAATACAAGCATTACAGAAAAAGGTTTGTTTTTTATTGGCAATTTTGGTGGTAGTTATGGAGAGTTTACTATTACACAGAATACCAATAATTTAATGATTTATTTAAATCAAAATGCTTATCAAAAAACATTTGCTTATACTGCGAGAGATACATGGACTCATATTTGTTTTGTTGTTGATTCACAAAGTGAGTCAAATACAAAATTTTATATAGACGGAGAAGCACAATCTATTCTTACAAATGTTAATAACACATTTCCATCTTCTGGAGATTTAGATTTTAGTGGATTAAAAACTGTAATAGGAAATTTCTTTAATGGTAATTATCCATTTCATGGTAAAATAACAGATACCAAATTATTTAATACTGCCCTTACAGAAGCACAGGTACAAGAGCTTTACAAAAAACCAGAGAACACACCAAGTGCAGTACAAGATAACCTTGTAGCTTGGTATCCTATGATTGAGAGTAACCCAGAAAGTCCACAATCAATAGTATATGACCATAGTGAGAAGAAGTTGGGTAGTGATATTTATGGAAGAACTAATAGTAGTTTATTTACAGCAGGTTCTGGTGCAGGTCAATGGAGTGGTGGTACAGTAACATCATCATCTGTTGCAGGAGGTGCAACATTAAATGGAGCAGACCCCACACTATCTACAAGCGTTATTTATAAAGTTGAATTTACTTGTACAGTTACAAGTGGTTCTTTTGATATTAGAGTAGGTTCTACAAGTACAGGCACTAATTCTACAGGATTTATTTCAAGTAGTGGCACTTATGCATTTAATATTATAGCAGGTGGTAGTAACCATGATGTTGCTATTATAGAATCAAGTTGGGTTGGTTCAATAACATCTTTTTCAATCAAAGAAGTCCTCATGGGCAACCACGCTACTACAAATTTCTTTGGGGATGAGTTAGTAGAAGATGGTGGATTTGCCACTGCCACAGCATCAAGTACGACAGGAGCTTATTGGACAACAGGAAGTGCATGGGATATAAATACAACTTCTTCTGGTAAAGCTTATGTAAATAATACAGGTGGTGGTAACAATAGTATATATCAAAGTAGTAGTAATGGAAGTGTGTCAGCAAACCCATTAACTGCTGGAAAAACATATAGAACTACAGGGACTGCTGTAATTTCATCTTTAGACGCTGGAACTTACTTAAATGTTATGTCTGGTGGTAGTAATACAAAAACCATAGTACCCGCTGGTTCTACTGGAACAGTAAATTTTGATGAGGAGTTTGTTGCTGATACAGGAACGCTTCAGTATAGAATGGTTGGTGTTGGCTCATTAACATTAGATGATGTTACAGTTCGTGAAGTAGGAATATCCTCATCTGGATTTGAGACTGCTGTAAATGAACCTGTAGTACCACAAGTACCATTGATGAGATATAATCAGAAGATGATAACATCAAGTACTGCCTCTGCTAATACTTATGTCCATCTGCCAGATGGACTAACAGCAGGATTAACTGAAATAACAATATCATTGTGGTTTCAAAAAATACAATCTGGAAATTCAAGAGTTGTACTTTTTGCAGTAGATGGTGGCGGTACTTATTTTAGAGACATAGGTAATAATAGAATTACTTGCCACATGCCTTTTGATAATGGTCAAAATCCTTTTTCATATTTTGATTTTCCAAGTGATTTAGCACCTCATCATTATGTATTTACAGTTAAAAGTGGCAGTCAAGAAGTATATAGAGATGGAATTTTAGTGCATAGCACTACTAAAACTACTACAACAATGTCTCATAACATAAGAAGAATCGGAAATTATGCAAATGAACAAGACACTTCAATGGCAGATGAATTTGCAATTTTTAATAAACATTTTACTCAAGCAGAGGCACAAGAATTATTTAACGATGGTGTCGCTTTAGATGCTACTACACATAGTAAAAAAGGTAACTTACTTGGTTATTGGCGAAACGATGGTGTAACTACATGGCAAGATAGAAGAGGGTGGAGTGCGTTAACTTTTGATAGCACAGATTATATTGATTGTGGAACTGCTATAGGCACATCATTAGGCGATAGTTACTCAAATGACTTAACAATATCAGCGTGGTTTAAACTTGCAAGTACAGGAACAAGTAGAGGCATATTTGAGATTGGTGCATTTACAGGTTCTCATGGTCAAATAAATGTATGGTATTCAAGTGTAGGTAATCTAATGTATAGATTAAATGGTGGAAATTGGACAAGGTCAGTTGCTTTTTCAGATTTAGGATGGAATCATATATCAATTATTTATGATGCAAGTAGTGAATCAAATTCAAAGTTATATTTAAATGGAAGTTCTGTAGGTAGTGCAAGTGGTACATTTCCAAGTAGTTTAGATTTAGATGGTTTAAAAAGTATTATAGGAGCAATAGAGTCATCTTCTTATAATTGGGAAGGAGATATAAAAAGTATTGGTTTATATAATGTTGCTAAATCGCAATCTGAAATAGAAGCAATATACAACGCAGGTATTAATAGTAGTGAAGTATCTAATTCTGGAATAATTAACTATTGGGAATTAGATAATGCTTCAACAGTAAAAGACCTTGTTGGTAGTAGTGATGGTACACCAAGTGGTACACTTGTACTTAACGATGGCAACAATGGCACAGTACAAGGTACACCAGATTCTATAACAATTAGAGAAGGACTTAACTCAAACAGAGATGGACTTGGGTTTTACTTTAAGAATCCAAGTAGCAATGTGTTAAGGTTAAATGGCGTTGATGAGTATGTAGTAGCACCAGATACTGATTTATCTTTGAGCGAACAAATAACAATAGAATGTTGGGCAAAAAATAATAGTGATGATTTAGCTACTGATGAATATTTTGCAAGTCATTACGAAACTACATCTGGTAATTATAGAAGTTGGTTTTTTAGAATGAAACCAAATGAAGCATTAAGATTTGTTTGGAGTTCTAATGGAACAGATTATAGTGCAGTTGAAACATCTTCTTCTGTTTCTAATGTAAATACTTGGAGACATTATGTAGTAACATTAGCAAGTGGAGTTCCTAAAATATATGTAGACGGAGAATCTTTAACACTTGATTCGATTTACAATTCAAATGGATTACAAACAAGTATTTATAATACTATTGGAAATATTTTTATTGGAAGAATTGCCGCAAACGATAATGATTATCATTGGAATGGACTTATTGATGAGGTAAAAATTTACAATCGTGCATTATCATTAGCTGAAATTCAAAAAAACTATAAACACCAAAAAGGTAAACACAAAAATGACTAATACATATTTAATATTAACAAAAGCAAAGTGGGAATCAGCATTACCTGCTAAACTCAAAACTGCTGATAGATTGTCTTGGAATGAGTACACATATAAAGATGTAGAAAAGACTGCTACGAGGATGGTAAACAAGTATGATTACTATCCAAGTATGGATAACACGAAAGATGAGATTAAAGCATACATGGATGATGCTGATATAAATTATAGTTCTGGAGATACTAAAGCAGAACTTATAGATAAGGTTATAGAAGCATATGACCATGTTGTGCCACAGATAGAAGAAGAGTATACATATACAGAGCAAGAAGTAGACACTACTACTTTACAATCTCCAACTTGGAAAGAGTCAGCATTTAAGTTAGGTAAGCTTGGTAGTCCAAGATGGAATAACGATGGTAGCAAAGTATTAGTTAAATATGAATTACCTATAGCAGATGGCACATTAGATGCAGTAAAAGGTGTAAGTGGTATTACTGCTTTATCACATAGTGAGGCTATAGTTGAAATGCAAAAGGATGAATGGATTGGGCAATAGAGGCAACTCTTTGGCTGAGTTTACAGTTACCATGGCTATCATGGCTACTTTGGCTACTACCGCAGCTCCTGCTTTTAGTCGTATCTCTGAAGGAGCTAAAGCGAAACAAACAAAAGCAAACTTAGAGAAAATAACTAAAGCATCGCAGATGTGGTATAATCAGCAAGTAGAAGTTTA